GATAGAGTCATACTTTTCTCTCAGCTTGGGTAAACAGTTGGATATCATTACGATATCACCAATTGCACCCGGTCTACTAATGGCAATTTTGCTCACTTCTTCTTATTCTTTTTCTTCTTTTTAGCCTTCACGTAGCGATCTATGTATTTCATAGTCCTGTATGCGATATTGTTGATTTCTTGGGCTGAATCACAGATTTTCTTATTGTCGTGTTTACAGTATTTGTAAGTTAAATCTAAGATTTTTTCTAAATCCCCGAGAATCACTACCCTCTCTTTGTTTTTCATGATTTTTTAAAATAAATTATCTTTTTGGCCCTAAAAAGGTATAATAATTAGTACTATGAAAAAATATTGCCCTAGTTGTGGTAAGCAAAATCCCGCAAGTGCCAAATTCTGTTGTCACTGTGGTGATAACATGTCTTTAAGTACTGCAAACGTCAAATCAAAACGTAATCCTCTAAAAGCATCTCGCCCTCAAGAAATAGACGACGATTATGATGACGATGATGGTGATAGTGAAGATATTCAAATCACTGCTACTAAATTAGACGTTGATATCATGCCCCAGCAGATGGGCAACCAAACAATCGGCAGTTTAATGCACGAGGGCGAAACTAGCGGGCCAGTATCTGACGGATATGTAAAAAAAGGTGGTCCCATTCAAATTAACGAACAGCAGTTTTTAGAAGAATTCCGCAGAGAAGCTGGCCCCATAAGAGGGGACCAATCAGTTGGCGAAAAGTAAAAAAATAACATTCGAGGAAAGTATCGAAATAATTGATGCTGAGATCGCCAAGAGAAGGGGGAAGTGGAGCTTAACTTCGTTGTCTTGGATTGATTTTGAAGATGTCAGCCAAATAATTCGAATCCATATATACGAAAAGTGGAGTCAGTACGACCCCATTAAACCGTTAAAGCCTTGGCTGAATAGAATTATATCTAACCAGCTAAAAAACATAATTCGAAACAACTACACCAACTATACTCGACCATGTTTAAGATGTGCAGCAGCAGAAGGTGATGATGGGTGTCGAATTTATGTTCACCAATGCTCACAGTGCCCCTTGTACGGACATTGGGAAAAAAGAAAATTAAACGCTTACAATTTGAAAATGCCTCTTTCTTTAGAGAATCACCAACAAGAGGTAAATAACATATTTGATGATTTTATAGATTTTGAAGAGAAGGTACAGCAGCTAACTAAAAAAATGGAAGAAGTTCTAAAACCTAACGAGTTACTGGTATACAAATCTTTATTTATATTGAAAGAGGACGAGTTAACTGTAGCTAAAAAATTAGGATTTAAAACGACAGAAGCGAAACGTAGCCCAGGGTATAAGCAAATACAAAATATCAAAAAACAAATAATTAAGAAAGTAAAGAGTCTTATTAGCAAGGGCGAAATTGAATTTTATTAAAAATGGAGCAACCAAACGAAAATTTTGAGTATAAGGGCGAAACACTATCCCCCGAGCAACAAGGTCTCATCCTAGAAGAATGGAATAGAAGGGGAACAGATCATCCTGATGGCCCGCCCTCTTTAAACGAGCTAATTAAGATTGCTTTTCCAAACGTTGAAAACGCTGACGGCAGAACCAAGGAGGGTAGGATTGTTAAGCAATTCCTTTCTTCTAGAAATATGACGGCTCGGAGTCTTCATGATTATATTCCTAAACAAAAACTAGAACTAACAGAAGAGCATAAAGAATTTATCATCAATAATGCTGGCATGATGAAAGGCTACGAGATTGCTCGCGTTATCTTTCAAGACCCTAGTCTTTCGCACGTTAGTCAAGAAGCCAGAACCGTAAACGAATATATTAAAAATTCAAACACTGAAATAAATGGACCCACATTCAACGAAGAAGAAGAGGTTTCGGAAAATGAATACAAACCCCCAAAAACTTTTACGGCTACGCTACACAAAATAAACAAGTACGTAATGGACGGGATCAATAAGGAAAAAATAACAGCAAATCAAAAAAAGGACATCAACTCTCTTATTGGTTACCTTAACACATTCAGATTTTGTTATCAGATAAATAGTTACGATGCTAATGTTAGCAGGGATTTATTTGAGAGCTCTTTTATTCGTTATACTTACGACAAGAATGATCTTACTCAAGAAGAAGTAGATCAGTACATACTGCTTTCAGCAGAGGTGGTTATAGCTTCAACGATTCAAAGACGAGTCGAGCATCTTCAACAACTGTTAGATAATACAGCAAACGATACAGACGGAGCGCGTATTTCAATGTCCTTAGTGGAAGCCATCAATACGGCTCAAAACGAATACAACCAATGCGTTAATCGACAACAAAAGCTACTTGGTGATTTGAAACAAAAACGTAGCGATAGACTAAGTAAAAGAATTTCAAACAATGCGAGTATCCTCAATTTGGTAGAAGCTTGGAAAGATGAGGAGTCTAGAAAGCAAATGATTCAGCTTGCCAACATGCAGAAAGAAACTCTCGAAGGAGAGGTCGAAAAATTAGCTGATATGGACGAACTCAAATGTCGAATTTTGGGTTTAAGCAAAGACGAAGCTTTAAATGGATAAGGTCGCCTGTAAAATTTGCGGAAAAGAATTCAAAGATCGTAGCGGCCTTCACAAACACTTAAAGGTCCACGGTCTTCGAGTCGCAGAATATTACCAACAGGAATACCCACGTCACGACCTCTACAACGGAGACCTTATAAAATTTAAAAATAAAGATCAGTATTTCTCTACTGATTTTAATTCTAGAACCAATTTAAAAATGTGGCTTAAAAGCGTTCCTGAGGCCGAAGCAAGGGAATACTGTGTTAAGACCCTAAAAGCTAGAAAAGTCGCTAAGAACCTCGTTTACGCGCCAACACAGGTCGAATTGAGAACTCTCATGTTCCCACCTATTCATTATTACAATATGATATTCGACGATTACTATAAAGTATGCGAAAAAATAGGTTTAAAGAACAAACACCAAACTTTCACCGAATTGATAACGGGAGCAACTTACAGCAAAGATAAGTACAAAATATACGTAGACACAAGAGAGCAACTCCCTTTAGAATTTGATTGGCCCACTGAGCCAAAAGCTTTAAAAGCGGGCGATTACGCTTTGAGCGATCCTGATATAACTTGTAATTGTCATATAGAAAGAAAATCTTTATCCGATTTTATATCTACTCTGAGTGTTAAAAATTTTGATAGATTTGAAAGAGAAATTCAAAGAGCAGAAAAAGAAAACATATATCTAATTGTCCTCGTTGAAGACACTCTAAACAACGCATTGTCTTTTAAATATCTACCATATATTTCCAAAAAAATTCGTGTTACCCCCGAATTTATTTTTCGAAACGTAAGACTACTAACGCAAAAATATCCACACATCCAATTTCTATTTGTGAAAGATAGGGAAGAGTCTTCTCGAATCATTAAAAAAATATTTTTCTCAGGTTGCATATATAATAAAATTGATCTGCAACTAGCGTATGATATAAAGAAGCTCTAAAAATGTGGTATTGCCCAGAAAAATACGAAAAAAGTATTCCGAACGCTAACGAAGAGTTTTTAAAACTCAAGGGAGCACTTGATGATAAAGAAGGTCAAATTTCTTTAGCTAAATTTTTAAGAAGCAATCTTTATTTTACTACGGAACTTTTAACCGGAATTAAGTTAGCTCCTTTTCAAGAGATTACCTTGAGGGCAATGTTAAACAGAAACTTTAACATGTGCGTCTGGGGTCGTGGTTGTGGTAAAACTTTTATTGCTTCTATTTTTTGTATTTTACAAACGATTTTTGAACCCGGTACTAAAATTCTTATAGCTGGCCCTACCTTTCGTACCGCTAGGTTTATTTTTAATAATATTGAAAAGATTCATGACGGGAAAGGCGCGGAGCTTTTGATGCAAGCCTTTGGCGCGAAGTCTAAGCGCAACGATCAATACGAATGGTTAATCAATGGTGGCTCAATCACAGCTGTCCCATTGAGCGGTGAAAAAATCAGAGGTTTTCGCGCCAATGTCCTTGTATTGGACGAGTATTTATTATTACCAGAGGAAACTATTAAAACTGTTCTTATGCCGTTCTTGGTTGCTCCTCAAGACATGAAAGAAAGAATTAAGATCAGGGAAATAGAAGATAGATTAATCGCTAAAGGAGATATGGAAGAAAAAGATAGGATGGTTTTCACAAACGATTCTAAAATGGTGGCTTTGTCCTCGGCCTCTTACACATTTGAAAATCTTTACAAGACTTACACGGAGTGGATAAGCAAGATCAACGGAGAAGAAAAGGGAGATGCTACTTATTTTGTATCCCAAATGGGGTACGAAGCTTTACCGTCTCATATGATTGACAATACCGTGATCGACGAAGCTCAAAGCGGTGGTCAATCACACTCCTCTTTTCAACGTGAGTATTGCGCTCAATTTACCGATGGATCAGATAGTTACTTCAGTGCTAAAAAAATGCACGAATGCACAATTCCTGACGGGGAGGCTCCAACCACAAAAATCAGTGGCGACCCGGGAACTAAGTATATTTTAGCGATTGACCCTTCGTTTAGTGATAGTCCGACTTCTGACTATTTTGCGATGTCAGTGATGGAATTAGATGAGGAGAGAAAAGAATGCACTTTAGTTCATGGATATGCGGTAGCGGGAGGGCATTTAAAAGATCATATAAGATATTTTTATTATTTAAATAAATTTTTTAATTTAGAGTTGATAATGATTGATAATGCTGGCTACCAGTTTATTGATAGTGCCAATGAGAGTAAATGGTTCAAAAAAGATAAAATAAAACTAAGTTTCTTTGATTGTGACTCTGACGCTGAAGGGCTTGATTATGAACACATGCTAAGAAGAGCAAGAAGGGCTTATAACAAAGAATCAGGTAAAAAGTGCATAAAACAGGTATTTACAAGTAATTGGATAAGAAAAGCAAACGAGCACTTAAAAACGTGTATTGATTACAAAAGGTTGTGGTTCGCCTCAAGAATTACCGCGAATTCTCAAGCTTTTGATAAAGCCGTCAATACTCACGTAGATACGCAATTATTAAATGCTCCAACCTTGCTGGAATTAACCGAAATGCAGGACGATATAGTTTATCAAACCAAGAAACAATGTGCTCTTGTAGAAGTTAAAACAACCGCTAGAGGAACCCAAACCTTTGATTTACCGCTACATTTGAAGAAAAGTACCTCTGCCACAAGAGCTAGAAAGGATAATTATACTACTTTAATGCTAGGTTCTTGGGCTACAAAGGTTTATTTCGATATTATGTCCAATAAAGGGGCGAATGAGGGTGAGACTTTTAGCCCAATTATGCTCGGTTAAAATAATAATGGCTTTTTTAAAATAAAAAGTGTAATTTAGTTTAAGTTTAAAATAAAAATAGGTAGAAGGTATGCCAGACAACTATATCAGGTTAAAGCAGTTACATAATCCAGAAATCTCTGGTTATGTCATCGACGTTCTGTCAGGAACCCCATACCTACACCTTGGAGGAAACGTCGCGATTAGTGGCGATTACCTTCCTGCTGGTTCAGGGTCTTATGATTTAGGTTCTTCTAGTTTGCCGTTTCAAGACTTGTACCTTGGTTCTGGTGACAACCTTTATTTCGGCAATGACAAGCTCAGTGTAAGTGGAACTTACCTTCTTATAAATGGTGAACCATTTTCTGTTGATGTAACAGGCCCACCAGGACCAGTCGGAATAACAGGGCCAACCGGGGCAACAGGTGCTCTCGGTCAACAAGGTTACACTGGCCCCACTGGACCGATTGGGCCAAGCGGAGCTACGGGCATATCTATTACCGGATATCTTTTATCTGGTGGTAATAACGAATACATCAGTTACGTATTAGATGACAATACTTCCGCTGGTGGTGCTGCTACTCATTTACCCCCCGTCCTATTACCGAGTGGTGCTACCGGAGAACAAGGAAGCGTAGGTCCGGTTGGTGGAATAATTTATAGTTTTACAAACATTACTGGTTTGTATAGTGGAGAAATTCAACCAAGCGTTTCCTCTCCGCAATTTTCTTATGATAACCCGACTTTAAAAGTAATTAGAGGTCTTGCCTATACAATGAGGTACGACCAAACGAACGTAAGCTCGGCTCTTAATACTGCCACAAATTATTTTACAAATGGCGACTATTTACAATTTTGTTTATTCGACCCTGCTACAAATTTAGGTAGATACCATCCAGACGAAACAGGGGTTGGGAACCAAGCACTTTCACCTATTCCTTCCGCCTCAGGTCATACCGAAGCTCTAACATCGTTGTTCCAATATTATGAAGAGACAACGTTTAAAGAGCAAATGACTGGACCTGTGTCTTTTGCTGCTCCAGGCGCATTTAAATATGGATTCCAAAGAATAACAGCGAATGGAACAGCTTTAAGCCCGGGGCATTTTTACGTCTTAGGTGACGTTATAGTTTACGACGCATCTCCCGCTGGACCTACTGGTGGCACAGGAATGACTGGTTCAACAGGCATGTCTGGCGAAACCGGAGCGACAGGCATGAGCGGTGCAACTGGTATGACTGGTAAGACAGGTCTTACCGGAATGACTGGAGCAGGTGAAACTGGACCAACCGGACCAACCGGACCAACCAGTACTGAACCTGGAGTCACGGGTCCAACTGGACCAACCGGACCCCAAGGAATGGCTGGCCCACAGGGAGTTGGAGATAAATACAAAACATCTTTCGGGGTTGATAGTTTAATTAATCCCAATGATTCAACGCAAACTCCTATTGGAAGCTTTAATAAGATTGTTGCTGGCAGTGGAACTAGCACACTCGTGAACGGGGCGAGTGCTACGTTTACAATGGAAGATGAGATTATCATTAGACATGACAATCTCCGAAACATGGCGTACACCGCTGCTCAAAAATTATTATTTACAGTAAATAATGATACGAGCCGATTTTTCTCCGGTAGAGTTAAAACTTATAACGAGTCAAATGGTCAATTACATGTAATAATTTCACCTCCTTACTCTTGCCCTTCTTGCAGTACTAATAGCAGTGGTAATCCTATTTTGGATATGTTTACTGCGGCTAACGTTATTGACGTTAACCTAGAGAGTCTTGAAGGAAGATTAGGGCGAACCGGATTGACTGGTGCTACAGGCATGACAGGCGCGGGTGTTACTGGTCCCACCGGAGCCCAAGGGCCAGCGCACGGTTATACGGGTGCGACTGGCGAAGTCGGAGGAACTGGAAAGACTGGTGCTACAGGCATGACAGGCATGACGGGTAAGACCGGAATGACTGGAATGACAGGTCAATCCGCAAACGCTGATGTGTTTGTTGTATCAGCTGGCACATTAAATAGTGCTCACGCATTCTTCATTGATAGTGTTGGTAAAGCAGCTTTAACTTTGTATAAAGGTTTTACTTACAAGTTTGACCTTAGTGCTGCAAATATAAATTCTGGAACTGCTGGGGATCACGTATTTGCCATATCCGAAAGTTCGGATGGTTCCCACAACTCCGGTCCCCCCGTTGGTTCTCAATACACAAGTGGTTGGGTTGAGTATGATTCAAACAATCAGGTAGTTTCTAATGGTCAAGGTAATTATGCTTTATTTACCGTTCCACAAAATGCCCCTGCTACACTTTATTATTACTGTTCAACTCATTCTGGAATGGGGGCAGCAATTACCGTTGATACAGTTAAAGCTGGAGCAACTGGTCAGACAGGCGCAGTAGGTAGTACAGGAGCCCAAGGGCCAGCGGGTGGTAATACGGGCGGCACAGGAGCCGTTGGTCCTACCGGACCTACAGGAGTTAATCATCGCAACGCTTGGCAAAGCGGTCTTACCTATT